GGTCCCATACCAAACAAAGCCGCTGGTCTAGTCGATAATGAATTTAATTTTTCATCACGCATGTAGTCATCGATTCTCTCGAACTTATCAAAATAGTCCGAAAAAACCTTTGAACAATGTATAGCTTGTTCTTTATTCATCTGTATTGTGAGTATAAAGCTTCTTTACCTAATTCAAACATGCCAACAGCACCAACAAGGTCTTGACTTGCAATATAGATTTCAGCTTCACCTTCATCATCTAAACATGAAATGACAAATTCGTTCACTTCACCATTAACAAATCTTTCTCTAAAGGTATCAATTATCTCTAAAAAGTCATCACGATCTTGCTTTTTAATTTTTTGATCTTTAGTTTCAAGTGTAACTACTTTCATACTTTTATTCCTTCAAATTTAGAATTAAACTTACGTTCACGATTACCAAAAGTATTGATGGGTTCACTATCTTGTCCTGAATCCGCAATACCTTGTTGTGCAGTAGGTTCTGCATCATATAATCTCATTTTACTTCTATCAATACCAACAACAAAGCGTTTATAGTGATTAGGGTCACCAAAACGATTTTTCAATTGTTTGACCATGATCTGATTTAGTTGTTCTAGTTCTTCAGTAGAAATCAAAGCAAACATAAAATCGGCAGTTGCAGGTAAACCAAAAGATTCTGATGTATCTTCTAGACCTGGATCTGTATTTGTAAAACCACTTCTTGTAGTTTGTGTTGCAGATACCACAGGTACCGCAAACTCAACTGCAAGTCCCCTTAGTTCTTCAGCAATTGCCTTAATATAAGAATATGAGTTTACACTTGCACCGGGTTTAATCCTAGATGATGAACAAATATTCAAATAGTCAACAAAGATAATATGTGGTTTAAAATTCTTCTTTAAATGCAATTCATTCAACAACGATTTAAAGTGTAATGTAGAAGCCGCAGCAGTTGGATATTCTTTGATAATTAATTTGCCATGTGTCTTGTTGCGTAATACATCAAACTTTCTATCATAGTCAGTTTTACTTATAGTATGAAGTTCTTGCATATCGATGTTCAACAAGTTGGCATCAATTCGTTCTGCAATCTTTTCTTCAGCCATCTCTAAGGTAATATACAATACATTATGACCTTGAGCAAGGCATGAAGCAGCCACATGGCACATGAATAAAGACTTACCAACGCCTGTACCAGCCAAAGCAATATTGAGTGTTTTTATTGGTAAACCACCTTTGGTGATCTTATTAAACATGTCCAAATCGAATTTAATTCGTGCTTCAGTCTTGTGATAGAAATCATATCGATCAGTAGAATCTTGAATGTAGTCATGACCAACTGAAGAATCAAATGAAACTCCAAGAGCATCACTCAATAGACCAGGAATTTCACCTTTGGATTTTTTATGTTGTTTGTCATCTAGAATCGAAACTGATTCCATGATGGCATTATAGATTGCTTTATCTTGACAAAACTTTTCAGTCTGTTCAATTAGCCATTGCTTTTCAGTAGGATCATTTTTGTTATCAGTAAGTTCATTGAGTAGTGAGATAGAATCTCTTACTTGATCTTCTGATAATGTTTTAGATTCTGTAAAATTAATTACTAGAGATTCGTGTGTTGGTAGATTTTTGTATTTGTTAATGAATTCTGTAACTTCATTAAAAACAGTCTTTTCAGTTAAGTCGGTAAAATACTCTGGTTTAATGAACGGCAAAACTTTACGGGAATAATCGTCATTATAAATCAGGTTCTTCAATATCGTTTGTTCTAGTCGGTTCATTTTCTATAATAATTTCTGAGAGTATATCTCCCATTATTGTAACAAATTCATAATCATTTTGCAATAGGTCTTTATCATGTTCACCAGAATAAAGTATATTGTAACTGAAATTTAATTTGGGAATATTGAATTCCATGGCAAACTTGACCATGCCATAGGATAAAACTACACCAGTATATTTACCTGATGTAATTTCAACCCAAGTGGCATCGTCATGCGGTGATTGTTGGAATCTATATTTCGGTAAGTTCTTCTTCGGTGGAAATATTGTTTCCCATAATGCTTCCAAAGGATATTGAATATTTCTTTGAAACAAACTCGCTAAACTGTTTATCATTTAATAAATCTTTCCAAAATTCTTTAGTATTCGTGTCAGCCTCACGAAACTTCTTATCACTAATTTCACCTGTTTTTCGATCAACTTTTGCATACCAACCTGCTGAAGGTTTAGCTACAAAGTTACCTTCTAAGGCAACATCAAGTAGACCAGAATACAAATTAATACCACCATCAAAAGATACTGTGACTGGAATTTTGGACTTCTCACGAACATAACGAGATTTCTCAACATTAATGATAAAGTTGTAACCCGAAAGTTCGGTACCGGTTTTATCTTGTTGACGGCCAAGGATCCAAATAGTGTCAGATGAGTAGTATGAACCTGTACCACCACCAACAATATCTTTAGGGAACATGCCAATTTCTTTGTAAGTATGATTTACCACAACCATTGGAATATCTTTGATTGTTAAATGTGGTGTCACCATACGGAATAAAGACTTCATTTGTTTTGCACGGGACATATCAGCAACTGTTTTGCCATCAAGAGCATCATCAACTTCTTTCTTTGATGCCAAGTTACCAATAGAATCGATAACAATAATGACACGATCTTTGTTATCCAATTCAGATAGTTGCTTCATAATATCCAATTTGAGTTCTTCAACATCGGTAATTGGAGTGTGCAATACACGGGAAGTATCAATATCAAATGTTTCAAAGTACTTTTGTGGAGTACCAAATTCTGAATCATAAAATAATATAACAGCATCTTTATACTTTTTAAGAAACGCTGATGCCATCAATAAAGCAAATGCTGTCTTAAAGTGTTTTGATGGACCAGCCAACATTGTAAGACCTGGTACAAGACCGCCATCGAGGCGACCTGATAATGCCACATTAATCATGGGCACTTCCGTTTGAATCATATCCTTCTCAGTAAAGAATTTGGATTTTTCTAGAATCGCACTTTCTTTAATGGTCGAATTCTTTTTTAGTTTATCTAATACACTCATTTTAAAATGAACCTCCGTCAAGTTTGGTAATCTTCGATTTGGGTATTACTTCGTTTTTTTCTTCTTCTTGATATTGTATCACAATTTCTTCATCTTCGTCAAGCTCTATTACATGATCTACCTGTTTCTTTTTACTCTTTTTGGTAGTTTTGGTATTATTCCGTGTTGTGATCTTATATGTTTTTTGTGCCGCAATCAATAACAACACGGCAAGTGGATCAAATACAATAATGATAATAATAATTACTGCTCTTACTGCTTTATCTATAAAAGATGGATCATTTTTATCATAGAATAGTTCAGCAATATATTTGATTGGACCAATTTCTGCCGCCAATTTATTTTCTTCAGATAATAATGGCAACTTTTGTTCAGTTAATTTCTTTAGATCCGCTTGTGCATTACGAATATCACGATCAACTCTAGAAGATGTTTTTTCTGGATCACTAGCCTGCTTTAAAAGATAATCTAATCTATCTTTGGTGATCTTCTCTTGCATCTCTAATGTTCTCAACTGTACTGTATTGGCACCCAAAACAACATTAGATTCTAGGTGGGCTTTTGAAAGGTAACCAAAAATACCCATTGATGTGATGGTCATCAATACAAGTACTGCAATTGAAAAATAAGTTTTTAATAATGTTCCTGCACTTTTCCAATTATTATATAACCAAGAGATGGTAACTAATTTGGCAATCTCAAGAATACTTCCCATAAGAACAATAGGCCAAAAAGAACCAGGAAATATCTGTGCTAATCCAATGATTGAATAGAAACCTGCAATTGCTGATAAGGCAATTGCGGTTAAAAAAGTTAAATATACTTGTATCATGAGAAGAAGTCCTCTAAACTACTTTGTTTTTCTACTTTCCATCCAATACAATCAAGAATCACTTTGATAGGATCGATAAATGATTTCTCAAACTGTAAATCATAGTCGATATATTGATGTATGTCAAACTCTTTTGGTAATCTAACTGGATAAGAAATAACAGTATCTCTTACTGTATTAGGTGTTTTTAAATATGCAAACTTTAATTTCTCACCATCTTGTATTAAAGGATATTTCTTAGTTAAACCTTTTTCCTTTAACAGGTGATTGTAGATGATTGCACCTTTGACATGTATTGGTGTACCCTTTTTATATAGTGTGACCGAATCCGCATATTCTTTAATACCATTAACTCCTCTTGGGAAAGAGATTTCTTCTGGCGGTAAAGATTTAAATTCTTCACGGAAATCCGCAATAAACTTTTGTACATCACTTTCATTTTGCGTAATCATCATTTTAATCACCAATGACATTTTAGCTCTAATGGCAGATGGTGTGGAAGATTTTACCATCTCAAGACCCATAACTTTCATGTCAGGTTCATTGTAGGCAACACCTTCATTATTATATACATGCATAATATAGCGTTTCTTGGCAGTCCATATTCCTTTGTCGGCCAAGGCTTCACGCTTCATTCTCATTTTTTGTGAGTATGCGTGGACATATGTAGCAAGTTCCTGATAACTTTGGTTAATATAAGGTTGTATCTTATCTTCACAGACCTTGTCCATGAAGGAGATAACTCCCGCAGGTGTTTTGTCTTGTGAATACGCCTTATCAACAAGTTCACCAAGACGTAAATATATCGAATCTGTATCTGAGGCGATAACATAATCTTTTTCCGTTTTTAGTAATTTGTTCATGAATAAATTCAATTTATTTTCAATCCAACGAATAGAAAGTTGGCCTGCCAATGTAACGGCAAGAGCCTGCCTTAAATCATAGAATCGAAAATATTGCGAACCAAGAGCACCATAAGCGGAGTTCAATGAAACTTTTTTAGCAAGTTGCAGATTATTATACCTTGAAACTAACTTAGCAATCTCCTCTTTCTTTTGAGGATCAGATTCGTCCTCATAATCCTGTTTCGCCTTTAACATCATCTTTTTAAACTTCTTACGATCTTCGTACATTTCTTCCATCATTTTTGGTAAGAAACCTTGAACATCGGTTCTAAAAAATTGGCCATTTGGAGTAACTGTTACATCTTTTAGTGGAGATGTATCAACTTTCTTTTCTAACATCTTTTCAACTGAAACACCATCCATAATAATTTTACGCATTACATCGGTGTAATTTTCTGGTTGAATTAAAGTTTCTGGCGAAATGTTATATTGCATCATCAAATGCGGATATAGACTGTCAAGGTCAAATGATGCAACCCATCTATGCATACCCACTTGAGGGTCTTTTACATATGCACCCTCAAAGGCCGATTCTTTTTTCTTTACAACTTTTGGTGGTACAATAATTCTTTTTGCCAATAAATTGGAATAGATTATTGAATCCCACATACGAGTTTGTGCAAACACATCTTCGTAATTTGTTTTGGTATCATAAGCAAGAGTAATTGCCAATTGAAGTAGTTTTAATTTATCTTCAAGTTTGACAATCAACTCAACGTCTTTAATGTTATACTCAATAAATTTCTGATAGTTCAAACGATACAATTGATGTAGATTATCATACTCATCAAAAGAAAGTTTTGATTCACCAAGTTCAACGTTAGCTATAGAATCCAATTTATAGGACTCTTGTGACTTACCACCTGGCGCATACCATTTGTACAGTTCGATATAGTCAAGTGCCGCAACACCTGAGATATGATATGAAATCATTTCACGACCATTGTATGTCGTTTTTCTTTCCCACACATTATTCCATGGAGAAAGTTTCTTCATCTCATCTTCACCAAGCAAAACACGAATACGATTTACAAGATATGGTATATCAAAGAATTCAGTATTCCAACCTGTTATAATATCAGGATAATTGTTTTGCCAATCTTGCAGAAATTTCTTTGCAAGATCGATTTCATCATTACATTTGTGGTATTTTTCTTTACCTTTTATTTCATAGTCACCACAACCATAAACATTAATATCACCATTCAGTTGATAGACAGCAATAGCAGTAATTGGTTCGGTTACTTTATATGGATCAGGAAAACCATTCTCAGATCCAACCTCAATATCGACAATTGCAATATTTAAGTCTTTAATATCGGAATCGATCTGACCTTTAAATTCATCAGCAATAAAAGCATATTCATATCGATCATTACCATAGATTTTAAAGTTGTCAACACCTTCATATCGTTTAACGAAATCACGGGATTCACGAATAGATTCGAAACGCATAGGCTCCAAATTTTCACCAAACAAGGTTTTAAATTCGGTAGGTTTCTTAGAAGGCAAAAACAAAGTAGGCGAATACTGGATTTTCATCCTTACTCGCCTACCATTTTGCACTCCTCGATAGAGAATGTTGTTGCCTTGTACGACAACGTTTGTATAGTACTTACTCACAGAGATTTAGCAATTTGTATTCCAGATCCAAAAATTGAATTATATTGATTTTCTAATTCAACAACGGGGTTAGTAGTGCAGAGAATATCCTCTTTTGAAATTTTAATACCACTTTTAAATTCTTCGCAAAATTCTAAAAAAGGAACAAAAGCAATACTTGAAGCTTCATTAGCAGCTCTAGGTGGCACAGACACCACTTGAACAGGATATTTAATGGTTATATGTGGAAGTAATCCATCATCTTCCATTTTACCCATTAGTGTGTGGTTTGTTTTGAGTGTAATTAATTTAATCATCATACTTTCACCTGTGTATCAGCATCGAGAACGGCAAGAGTAATCCATCGTTTTGGGAATAACATTTCACGACCACGAAAATCGTTCATGCTGTAATTTGGGTCTTGTACAAAGCCCAACAATTCAACCTTATTATCAAACTCACGCAGGTATAAATCATACCGATCTGCCTGAATGGTTTTATTTTCGATGGCAAGTCTTTTGGCCAATTCACGAATGTTCATACTATTTCCTTAACATAAAAATACATTATAACATAACTTCAATTATTTTGCGGCAATTTTAACTAATTCTGATTGATAAGTTCTTTGCCGTAATTCAGAGGAACTGAATCGGTGTGTGCGAGAATTGTAGTGTGTACGAATGCCTCGATTATCACAAATATCTTTACCTGTTAAATGTTTGTCTTTATATTCTTCACCACAAATTCGCATGGTGATAGGTAAAAACGCTAACATATCTTCTAGGTCTTTCTCAGTATCATAGACGATAATTTCATCCACAAATTTTACCGCAGAAAGTTGTACATATCTTTCTACGATGGACTGAACTGGTTTATTTTTGGTATCAGGCCTATCAATTGTTGGATCGGTTTGTAGACCCACAATTAAGTAATCACAAATTTGTTTACATTCGGCCAACATTAAAATATGACCAGCATGTAATAAATCAAAGGTCGAACAAGTAAAGGCTACAGGTCGACCAACCATCTCATCAGGCAAAACTAACATAACAACTCCATTTTAATTATTTTGGTAAACTATTTCTCAATTGGTTAATTACAGAATCAATTTCTTCACGAATGCCAGGATTAACCATTGGCATCCAACATTTAATACGATTCAAAAAAGCAATTAATGCTCTTACATCCATTATGCAATCAATCCAGGTTTATATACAGTTTTACCATTTTCTTTTACAGCTGTAAGAGTTTGGCATTTTAAATTTGCTGGATCATATGAAACATGAACCCAACCAGAATCAGGAATACCAGATGTATAAAACTCAAGAATGATTTGTGTGAACTTAAAATTCTCAGAAATGTATTTAGCTAAGTCAGCATTTGGAACACCAGGAATTTCAATGTCAGCAGCTTGACCTTTACAATGGTCGGAAGTTTTGGAACCACCAACAGCAGCATTTACTTCAGGATGACGGAATCCAGAATTTACTTTGATACCTGTATTGTATGCATCACGCAAAGGTTGTAAAACATTTTCACACAATACACGGAGGTTTTCAATTTCTACTTCACCTGGAGTATTATCCATGTTATGGCGTAAAGCTGTTTCACTCTTAATCATTTCATTCAATGAAAAATTAGTTGTTAATTGCATCTCTTTTTTCCTTTGTTAAATTTATTATTCTGATGGAATCACCTTCTATTTGGAAATCCAATTCATCACCAACTAACCAATTTAGTTCTTTTACCAATTCATCAGGCAAATGAACAATTGCATCACCAAAACAATCTGCGGCTATAACTCTAGTTGTATAAGTCTTTGACACGATTCACCTCGATATTACATTGATTGAGAAAGTTTAACCCATCATCATTCTTATATGTATCTCTGTAAAAAAGTCTTTTAATTCCTGATTGATGAATTAGTTTGGCACATTCTATGCATGGTGCATGAGTAACAAAAATATCAGCACCATCTGTTGAATTTGTTGATTTAGCAACCTTTGCTACTGCATTGGTTTCTGCGTGAAGTACTTCTGGTTTAGTTTTTAAATTGTATGCGGTACCATCTTCTTCTTGATAGTCCCATAAGTTATTATCGATAGACCATTCGTTAGCATAGATTCGATTTTCACAATCGTTATCCCAACCTGATGGCATACCATTGTAACCAATACCAATAATGGTATCATCTTTAACTATAACACAACCAACTTGAAGGCGTTTTGCTGATGATAACTTTGAATAATTCTCAGCTGCGTTCATGTGGGCTTGGATAAATTTAGGTTTCATCCTTATCTTTACCTTTTTTCTTTTCACGAACAACCACAGCAGAACATAACTGTGCCTCAATCATCATTTTCTTAAAGTCATATTTTTTCTGACCATGTAAAGTGGATAAAGTTCTTTTAGTTTCTTTATCCATCTTAAAAGTTTTATTAGGTTTCATCATAATATATTTTCACTTAGTTAATAATTAATAGTCTTGAGTTTTTTTACCAATATTGTATTTTGGTATCAATTCCCATTCATCCTTTTCTTTGAATGATATAATTTTTATCTGATGTAATGGTGCAATATTATTTTCCATAATCTTAGGATTTAAAATTGTTACTAAACCCCATTCGGATAATAAATTGGCAATTGCATTACGCCTTTGTATATCATTCTCAGAAATATTAGATGGCTTTCCATCAAGTGCAAAAAGTTCTTTAAAGTGTACAATATAGTACCTGCCTTGCTTGTGTAAAATGTGGCAAGACTGATATAAAATTCTTTCTTTGCGTGATGAAACTCCAATACGGGTAAGTGTTTCTCTTACCTTTAAAAAATCGTCCTGATCGTCAAGTTTTACCTCAACGAACTGTGCAAGGTCAACCATATCACTTCCTTAATCCACCGGTATCGGTTTGTTCTTTTAATTTTTGGATTTGTTCATCACTAAGTAGGCGGATTGCTTCACGTGCTTTAATTTTTGATAGGCCATACATCTTTTGAATACATTCTAAATCATCATTCTGTACTGTTTTAGCCCACTTAGCAAATGGTCTTTTCTTAGACCTAACAGTATTTAGTAAAAAATCATTTTGTAGTTTGGAATCAACAATATGCCGTTTATTCATCTCATTTGCGTACATAATGCAGTCTAAATGATATGATAATGATCTATTTGTTAAAAATGGTACATATGCCTTTTCAGATGCATCGTCAATAATTAACTGTTTTTTACCTTGCAATATTTCGTTAACATAGTCAAATGGGTTCATAATAATTAGTATTTTTAGATGTTACTTTTCCAATAACATCGTGGAATTTATCAAAGGGGTATATATTTCTGCCAAAGTTGGCCAATCTACAACATATCACCACATTATCTCTAGTGTAATCCAACTTATCATCTTTTCTATCCACAGATGGTGCTAAAGGATGTTTTGGAAAATACTCTGGATGATTGTTGAAGATTAATTCTAAGTCTAGTGGTATCTTAAACCAATAACACAATTGTTCCTGTTCTTGCCAAATTTCTTCTAGATCGTTTTCATCCAAATACAGTTTACTTGGAATCCAAACTTTACTATTAGGTAAAGAACCTGCTCTGATGCCAGAAGAATCGTGCATCATTCTTTTTTTATTGGTTGAAGATTTGATTATGGTAAATTCACCATTAGCATCTCTACTTAGTGCGTTCATTTTGATGAGATTGATCAGTTTCTTAGAAACTTTTCTTGTCATCATATTACAACATCCTAAACAAACCAATAAAATCGATTGTCACCAATAACAAGTAGTTAGCCAACATGCCAAATGATTTCCGAGTATAAGCAGCCCAAGCATACATGGCACAACCACTAATCCAAACAGGATAAAGCACAATAAGAGGGGGGTTAGGTACGGTGAGCGCCATGGTGATACTACAGCCAATACTAATAGCCCAAGCGAGAAGCTCCACAATAAAACGAAACTTATTTGAATACCAGTCATCTTTTATCCAACCTAAAAGTCCATTAAAAATGTCGTTCATAGAAACTCACAATTCACCATCAATTCTGTCAAACAAGCAACAGTATTGATTTCTTGATCTGCAACAAAAGCCGATTTATATTGATAGTCAGCAAGAATAATAACTGCTTGAGGGATAGATTGTGGTTTTAATACATCATACATCATATCGTAAATCTTACGGAATAATGTGGTAGAATCCATATCATTAGAAGAAACCCATTTACGAATCGAACCAAAGTCCTTCTCGGAAATAAACTTCACAATTTCTTTAAGAGGTACATCACCGATCTGTGCAAGAATACCTGTGTCGATTGCACCGAACTGAGAATACCTTTGCAATTCATTTAAAACACGGCGGAAATCAGGGAAATGTTTTTTGATTAATTCAGCAATAACCGCCTTATCGAACTCTACTTTTTCACTTTGCAAAACAGACTGAATTCGTTTAAAGAACTGAGTGGCCATCTTGTCCTTCTCACCATTCTTTAAGTTGAACTCGATAACTGCACACCGACTATGGAGTGGATCAATGATACGATTTTTGAAATTGCAAGTAAAAATGAAAGAACAATTACTTGCGTATTCTTCAATCGCATTACGCAAAGCAGGTTGTGTTGAATTGGGATTTAAATAGTCTGCCTCATCGATGATAATAACCTTTCTACCGCCAGACAAACTCATCGATGATGCATAGTGCTTAATTTTGGTTCGAAATGTATCAATACCCGATTCATCAGACCCGTTAATAACCATGTAGTCGCAACCAATTTCGTTGCACATGGCTTTTGCTATTGTTGTTTTTCCTACTCCAGGTCCACCAGAAAGAAGAAGATTTGGTATGTTTTTTTGATTAACATACTCCTGAAACGGCTTTTTCATCCGCTCCGGTAAAATACATTCTTCTACTGTTTGAGGCCTGTACTTCTCTGTCCACAATAAATGTTCCATCAAAATACCTCATAATATAATATAAAAAAAATCAAAGTTACAACTTATCAACCTTTTGTAAATGTGCTTCCTGTTTCTGTTGCTACCCAATATTTGAGTGGAACATTTTTATTTTGGAACTGTGCCAGACCTTTAGAAGAAATTTGTACAGTATAAGAACCAGATAAAACTTTACTGAGGTGTTCGGTCAAGAATACCATTTTATACTTATCGCCATTGCCTTTACCAACTTCTAATGCATCAGTATGTGAAGAATTATTTTTCAGATCACTTGAAACAATATTGATTGTAGAACCATCAGATTCAATTACCACATTAGGTGTGCCCAATACTTGTGAACTTTTCATTACCCATGAGAAATCTTCAGCAGACAAATCAAAGTTAATCTCTGGATCAGGAAGCGTAAGTGCTTTCTCTGGAGGCATAACAATCATTGAAGGTTGGCAATAGCGATACTTTTGTTTACTACGACCTTTGTTACCATTAATGATTACATTCGTTCCATCGAACTCGAATACTGGATCATCAGTATGCATACCAATTACTGATAGAAAATTATTTAAATCTTCTACTCCGAAATCTGAAGGAATATCTTCTGTGATAGTAGCTTCAGCTAGAATGTTTTTGTTTTTGGAAATTGTTTTGAGAATTTTACCTTTTTTAAAGTAGATACCCTCATTGATAGTACCAAAATTCTTCAATACACCAATTGTTTGTGTAGATAGTTTCATTTATTACTCCATAATTAAGATTTATCATCAACAGAATATATTGTATCATGTTCATACAGAAACATGAGGCAACAAAGAGCATGTGCTAAATGGTGTTTACCTGATTCGGGATCATTTTGTTCACCACTTTTCCACGCCCATACATGTCTTTGCATAGCGTCAAAATATCTTCGCTTTGAATCAGGCACATATTTCCAATTATTTGGTTCGTACTTCTCTGCACCAAATGTTAGAATTTCAACTGTTGCTTGTAATGCTGCTGGTGGTAAAAGACCATATTGTAATTTACCACC